CTTAGGCCTTCAGCGTGTAAATCTTGATTGCCTCGGGGAGGACCACCTGGCCGCCGACCCGCTTCCGCGCGCTGATCTCGATGCAGCCCGTGCTCTTGGACGAATACGGGTCGATGAGCACTTCGATGTCGATGCGGTCGACGATGATGTAGCCTTGCCGGAAGTTTCCGATGGCCACGGCCTTGGCGGACGCTGCCTCAGCCGGCATGTCCAGGCACTCCACGAAGGGAAGACCTAAGACATTCGCGGGCGCTCCGAGCTGGAGACCGGGTTGCCAGAAATACACCCCGGTCGTCGCGTCCTTCATGATGCTGATCGCCAGCGTCGAGGACCGCTTCCACAGCCATGTCGCCGCCCTGGCGTAGGCTTCCTTGAGCGAATAGAGCAGTGCCTTGAGGTCGTCATTGACGATCTTGGCCGACGTGGTTACGCCGGTGAACCCGGTGACGTTGGCATTGCTCAGGAAACCTTCGGGCTTCCCGACAGCATTCCCGGAGATGAACGCCGTCCCTTCGAGGACGCCGAACTGCTCGGCGAACTCGGCCCGGATGAACCCGAGGATGTCGAACGTGTTGTCCTCAAGGTCCTGCTTCGAGACCTTCGCGAGGGCGAACATCTCGTGCGTGGGGATCTCTTCCAGCCCGAACTTCGGGTTGGTCGTCTCCGCCCTGGTCCCGATCTCGGCCACCCAGGATGCCGAGGCCGACGTGGTCTTCTTGGGCCACTGCTTCGCCCTGGCGCTGGTCGTCACGACGCGGGCCACCGTCCGGAACGGCGAGAACTCGACGATGTCCCTGATGAGTTCATTCGTGAACTCGACGGGGGCCAGATAGCCGCCCGTGGTGGCGTCGCCGATGGTCATGACCTTCCGCTCCTCCGGGGCCAGGGAGTCGATCCCCTTCCGGAGATACTTGATGAACGCGGCCTTGTGCGCCGCGGCCAGCGCCGCGGGCTCCGTCGGAAGGACCGCGCCGGGCGTCTGGAGCTTGACCACGGTGGCGCAGAGCTCCAGATACTTCCTGTCGATGTTGACCTTGAACTCCTCGAAAGAAGCCTTCGAGGTCAGGCCCCTCTCCATCTCCGTGTGTTTCGCCTGCACATCGAGGATGAGTTTGTTGACTGCGCCGCTAAGTTCGGCGACTTTTGATTCGATAGCATCCATAATTTTCCTCCGTTATGGTCTGAGATATGACTTGATCCGGGCTGTCATTTCTTCAATCAAGTGGAGTGTTTCCGGCTTGATCTCGGGAGTGGGTTCCCCCGGCTCCTCGCCCGGTTCTTTGCTTTTTACGTCGATGACTTCGGCTTCTGGGCATGCTTGGAAAACACAGGGAGATATCTCCCAGAGGCTGATCTCCTTTAACTGCCGTACGTTCGATTCCTTGTCGATGGATTCCTTGACGACATTAAATCCGATGGACAGCCCCTTTATGGCCGCCTGTGCCATGAGAGAGCGGATCTCCCTGGCGAGTTGCACGTCAAGATTAAGCTTCCCCATCACACTCAGACCCTTCTCGTCTTCGACTCCGGAGATCACGCCGATCGGCTTGTCGATGTTGTGCGACCAGAGGAGCGGAAACTGCTTCTTCTCTCGGAGGGTCTTTTTGAACGCGCCCCTCATGACGGTTTCGCCATAGGCGTCCACCATGTCGAAAATTGATGCATAGCCGGTGAACGTCCCCGCCTCAGCTTCCGCCTCTTCGCCCATCGTGAACTTGAAATCCAAATCTTTCGTTTCCAGCATCTTTAACATTTCATTCCCCTCCTTCCGGGACGGCGCCGATGACGGGATAGGTCCCGCAGAGGCAATTGCAATCGTTCTCGGGCCCGCCCTTCGGGTCGCCTGGAAATGCCATCGGCTTCCCGTCGATAATGAAGTCATCGTCGAGAGCGACCTCTTGGCCGTCGGCCGCGATGTGCGATTCCCGGCTGTCCGGGACGAACGAGCACATCCAGCCCTTCAGGTCCACGAACTCGGTCTCTTTAAACCCCTCGACCGTGCCGTAGCAATCGACTTTCACGCTCTCGGTCCTGGCCCAGAGCCGGGCCCGCCACGGCCCGAAATCCGTTACCTTGTCGCTCAGGCCCTGGGCGAACTGTCCGACCGTCCAGTTCTCGGCATTCGCGGTCCGGATCATCTGCTCGACGATCTCAAGCGTCGTCTCGCTCACCTTCGTTCCCGAGTTGAAGATCATGTCCTTGAGGATCGCGTCCTGTTCGGGCGTCATCTCAAAGACCCACGAGGTCGGCTTCTTCGGATCACCCCTCCAGGCCGGGGCTTTGACCTCGGCGTCATCAAACAGCTCGCCTTTCGACGCCCTCATACCCGCGTTGCCGGCACGGATGAAGTGGTCGACATACCAGGGCGTGAACGTCCGGGCGTAGCGCTTCGCCTCTTCCTTGACGCTGAAAATGTCCGGGGCCAGCAGCCCACTCGTGGATCCAAGCCGGATCGCCCGCTGCCGGAGCGCGTCGGCCTGGGCCCTGATATAGCTTTTCGCTATCTGCTCGAAAGACTTCTCCCGCGCCTTGACCCGCGCCTCGTAGGTCCGCCAGAGCCGCTCCTTGCGCTCCGGAACCGTCCAAAAGCTGGCGCCCCTTACCCGTAAAGGTTCCATCCCCGGGCCGGGCGTGGCCGCGACTGCGTTTTTCCCCTCTTCCCCGTCCGACCCCTCGTCCTCCTCCCCCCCGTCGGGCAAGGCCGCAATTGGTTCGGACTCGGGTTCGGGCTCTTCGATTGCGATCGCCAGGGGAACCATGCCAACTGGCACGAGAATCACGTCCCCCTCCGGGACTTCGTCCTTTCCGGCCGCGACCCGCTTCTCGTTGACCTTGAGGAAATTCGCCGCCGTCAAATAAGCATACTTCTGCGCCTGGTCCTCCTGAAGCGCCTCGATCTTGTCCCGGTCAACGTCGAGCCTCACGTTCGGGCCGAACATCGGCGAGAGCCACCTGTTCAGGTCGTCCCGGAACTCGTACATGAGCGGGAGCACAGTCTCGACATAGAGCCCCTTCCGGGCCTCCTGCTTGTTGCTGTACGTCGCGTATTCGGCGTCCCCGATGAGGCACGGGTCCACGTTGAACACCGTGCAGATGTCGCGCTTGGTGAGCTTCGTGGAGTTCAGCCAATCGAGGTCCTTCGGGTTCATGGCGAAGTTGATCCACTTCAGCCCGCCCTCGAGGAGGAGCGGGTTGCCGGCGTTTTCGTACCCGCCCCACTCGTTCTTCATCATGTCCTTGAGCCGGTTGAATGTGTCCTGGGTGAGGGTCGCGTCTGTCGAAAGGGCTCCCGGCGGACGCATGTCGTTCTGGAGGAGGCGCATGTTCCACTCGGCCGACATGTTCACGACGTCGACGCCGCGGCCCGCCACTTCGAGCGGAGAGAGGCCGAAGAAGTCGTGCGTCGGGTGGAAGAGCCGCGAGTGCATGACTTGGGCGAACTCGAACTTCTGCTCCTTCCCCGCGACCGTGTAGACGTAGCCCCCGACCAGGGCCCCGCCTGTTCCCGGAAGGATCGTCATCCTGTCCGGGCGCGCCAGCCAGAGCATCAGCGGGGGCTGCGTCCCTATCCTCCCCGCTATCGTGTAATCGTTGCCGGCCAGGAGGAGGTAGGAGAAGTATTTGGCGATGAAGGCGCGCTTCCCATCGTTCTCGTTCGGCCTATCCAGGAGCGTGAGGATCGGATGCTTCGGGGCGTCCTTTTCCCCAACGAAGGCTTTCCACTCCACGCCCGCAGCCGCCCGGGCCACCTGATTGACGCAGGCGTAGACCGTCATGCAGTTCTGATATCCGGCCTCGGACAATTTGTCATATTGTTTCGGGGTCCAGATTGCCGACTTCCCTAGTCCTAGGGCGGCGACGATGAGTTGAGCCAGGGGATCCCTGTAGCCCGGCTTGATGGACTTAGTTCTCGGGATCTCCCCCAACATCAGGAATCGCACTCGGTCGATAAGGTTCATAGCCTTAGAGTCTCCTTATGCTGGGCTCTACCCTCGGCCCTCCGATGAGCCAATAGGCCAGGGCCAGGGCGATGACCGCGTCGTCGTGATAGCCTTCCGGGGCCGAGTAGTGGACCATGCCCGATGACCCGATGGCGTATTCGAAGATCTCGAGCTCGTTCGTCTGGACCTTTTCGTCAAGGATGCTGATTTTCTTCTGGTCGAAGCCGATCATTAGGGTCTCGATGAGCTTTTTCTTACTGTCGGCCGTGAATTTATAACCCTGGACATCAAGGCCGGCCCGACGAAGATCCTCATAGATCGGGTCCCCGACGCCGGATGAGTCCACGTTGAGCCGCGCCTTATATTTGCGGATGACAGGGATAATCCGATCTTTCTGGACCGTCCAATCCAGCAGATTGAAGCGGTCGAAGTAGACCTGTCGTGCGGCCTGGTCGAGGATCGTCAGCACCGTGAAGTCGGTCAGCCGTGCCAGATCCAAGCCACCGTAGTATTCCTTGCCGGGAAGTGGCTCCTC